GCCGCCGCATCATCAACATCAATAACATCACCAGCCATAAGATTGCCGCCAGTGCCAATAAAACATTTTTGCAAAATCTCTATTTTCATAAAACCCCCAAAAGGTAGGGGCAGAGACTAAGCTCCACCCCATCCCAATGCTAGTTAAGCTATGCTAACTTCGTCAGTCTTAGCAAAACTGACCGCATTTCTAACTCCAACGTCTACATCCGCTAGAAGCGTTAGGCGTATCGTTCCAGATTTATCACCGCTAAATGGATTCACCATAATTGAAGGTGCGCCGAATTGAGCAATGATTAGCTGGCTAAAGTCGCCAAAGACCAATGCAGAAGCATCGTTGCCGCCATCGCCCGGATCGAGCGTTGTTGGCACGTTGCTTGTGAACTGGATTGGATAGCCATAGAGGTTATCCCACGGATCATTCAAGAGCATTACGCTATCTGTTGAGCCGACTCTTACTGTTGATGCCAACTTGGACTTCACAGCAGGGTGCGACAGGAATCCAGCAGAAGCGTTGTTCACGATGCCGTTATCTTCCTCAACCAACTTCACGAGTGCAATAATGTCAGCCCATGTTAATGAGTCAACATCTGTGCCTGATGAAATATCAAGGTTGTTAATTCCTGATGTGTTCAAGATGCCAGTTGGTTGACCAGAAGAGCCGCTACCATTGATAGCATGGAACTCTGTGCGGTCAGCCGCAGAACGCAGAAGGTCATCACGAACGATTTGCTCAACACTCGGTACTGACTCAAGTGCGAGCAATCTGGATAATTCCACGAACGACCCCATTGTGCGCGGCTGGAGCGTAACCGCCCCGTCTGTTCCTGCGCCATCACTTACATCGCCAAGCTCTTCAACAAAGCCAGCAGATGCACCTGTTGCGAGTTTTGGCATTTTTACACGCCCTGTTAGCCCTGACATAAATGTCGCGCCCAACTCACCTAATACAAGTTTTGCTCTGAGTGCTTCAATGAACATATCGCCGCGATGCTCGGTTGGAACAAAGTCATCAAAGACAACTTCTGATCCGACCGCACCTGTTGCGGCTGTTGACAATGCGCCACGTTTCGCCCAGACAAAGTCAGGAACATAAAAGCCTTCACTTCCTCTGCCAACTTTACGAGCAATCTCGTCATTCATTTCACGCTCAAAACCAGCTTCACGCCAATCGTTTGTAATTTGCGCTTGAACCATTCTGCCGAGTGAGTAGCTACGCTTCTCTTTGACAGGTGCATCAACAACTGATGCTGGTGTTTCAAGTGGCTTATCATTAGCGATTGACTCTAATAGCTGACCACGGAACTCGCTTACATCTAGTCCGTCCCTGATAGCTTGTTCGCCAAGGTCACGCTTGTTTAGCTTGGCGGCGATAGCAAGAATCTCACTATCATTTTTTCGTGCGGCTTTGACAGCTTCTGCCTTCGCCGCTTCAAGGTCTACACCTTGATTTTCAATGTTATCAGACATTTTAATCTCCTCATCTGATCGTTGCGAAAGTTCGGAAACTGCTCTTCCAACACCAGTGAACCGACTAGTATCAGCAGGAATTGGCACAAGACTTATTTCCATAGGCGTAGTGCGAACACGAACAATACCATCCGCGTCATCTTCACGCTCAACTTGACCATCTATTCGATAGCCAACTGAGATGTTCATGCGTATTCCATCACGAACATCATCGAACATTTCTGAGGCACGTTGACTTTTACCAAATCGAACGATTGCGCGAAGTCTGCGCTCTTCCTCATCCAGTTCAACTCTTTCAACCACACCAATCTGGTCATTCATATCATGCCCATAAAGAAGTGGAGCGCGACCTGAGTTTAAAAACTCTAAGTTCATGCTCTGCCTAGTGTGGTCAATAACTTCAATACCAAAATCACGCTCAACAGGCTCTTCACTTGAAACGCCAACCCGAACCATTCTGGTATCTTCATCTATAAACCTATCTTCTTCAAAGAAATGACCGCGCTTGACCATATCTGTGCGGTCTAGGCGTTCCATCTCTTTTTCTTCATCTTCTTTCTCATCATAATGATATGGTCTTGCCTCCATATCTTTATCATCGCCAGTGGCTTCCATCTCTGGCATAGATTTGCCAAAGGTTATGATGTAAGCATCCTCAGTTTCCTCAACATTTTGGATGTGTCGCTGTGTAATATCTTCCATGTCTCTTTCCTTCGTTGACAGGGGATGACCTAATGGTAGCAAATCCTGATCGTGTTTTCCACCTTGAAAACGTCCATTTCGTAAAGCAAAAAGCAAACTGTTGACGCGGCTGTACGCCCACATCTCAGGACTGCTTACATTTGGTCTAACCGATGCAGGATTCTGATTATATGCCCCTACACCTCTCAAAAAACATTCAGCAAGCATTGAAAGCGTCGCACGTTTTGTTTTATCGTCGCCATGTTCTTCATTATGTTCTTTTACTTTTTTCTCTAATGCTTCACGAACATTATCACTCAAATCGCTTATGGCACGTTCACCATCTCTGTCTTGCTGTGCCTGACTAGCAGAGCCATATTCTTTCTGTTCAACATATTTGATGGCTTCTAAAACGACATCTTTCATTTTTTGCTCACCCAATACGCCTATGATTCCCCACTTCATCTGGGCTATTATTCCGCCGATATTTGATGGTCTGCCAGCCTTTTCACCAGACTTAAATTGTGATCCGTCCTCAAAATGTCTAGCCGCCCAAGCTTCGCGCTCTTTTATCCAATCAATAACCCCTTGCGTTTCTACGCCATCTCGCGCTTTTGTCCATAAATTAAACGCCTCACTGCCTCTAATATTGCCGCCAGCTTTATAAATATCTGGATTATCTTTCTTTATTCCAGCGATAAAGTCATAATCAAACTGCGGATAATTGCTGTTCCGCAAGCTAATTTTTTTATCCTCACCCTTAACTGGAAAATCAGTCGCCATCTTCAAACCCATCTACATCTGCTTCAACAGGGAATTTTGCACCAAATGGCTCAAACGCCATCTTCAGCCCATATCTTTCAGCCATTTGTTTGTCTGATTGTATCTGGCTAAAGACATCCTCAACATCACGCCCATAATTAGCCGCAACATCTGACAGGCTAACCATTCCATTACTTACCGCTTGAATGTTTGCGTTTATCTCGCGCTGTGGATCAACCCATGCAAATCCACGCCCACGGAAAACAACATTATCAGCAAACTTATCAAACTTATCTATGGGCAAAGTAATATCACCAGCAATCATTGCATTTTCTAGCCACGCTCTAAACACTGGCTCACAAAAATGCTCAATCAAAAAAGATTGAATCATTTTGTAATGGTCGCGCTCTTCAATCGTTCCCTGCCGTATAGAAGAATAGCTAACGCCAGTTAAATCATTTGATAGGCTTGTATAACTAACATTCAAACCAGAGGCTATGCCACGCAATATTGCGGTTTGAAATCCTTCAAATGTTGTGGTTGGGTGATTAGGATCAATAAGTTTTAAGTCTTGACCTTCTGGCAACTGGAATATGCTGGCTGGCTCAAAGTCAACAACTGGCATATCGCTTTCAGTCTCATCGTCGCCAACAAAATCTTCACCAGTTGGAGATGTTAAAACAGCAAACTTAGATGCCGCCGCCCTAGCCGCGACAAGGCTGGCTTCTGCAAAGCCATCTAACATCTTCAGCCCTGTTATTGCTGGAGACATAAACGGCTCGCCTCTTGTTTGGTGTGTCCTAGCTGGCATAAATAAATGAATCATCTCATCGGCAGGAACACGAATGTGTTCTCTGTTTTTCGGCGTGGTAAAAAAGCTATCATTTGGATGGCTAGTTAGAACATAATATGCCACTGGTCTATGGAACTCATCTAACTCCACGCCCATTCTTATTTCATTATTATTGCTTTCATTGCGTCCATTCTTCTGATCGTCAACTAAATCGGCTTCAATAAATTGCAGTGTGAAATTATTATTAAATTTTCTGTTTCTTATTTTCTTAATAAATACTTCGCCATCTCTAGCAAGCGTTTCTGCTGTTACTCTTTGACAGTCTAGCCAACTAAGTCTCCCTGTTACATCTGCGTTGCCAACTCTGC